TGTCATTTTTTATTGGGAGTGCTATGTCATGGATCTCCCCATCAAATCTGTTCAGAATTTGCAGTTTATACAGCCCAGGAGCGTATTCCACGCCCCCGACAATACAAAACAGCGCAAATAAGCTACACGTCACTAGTCCAAGCCTCAAATACCATAGGGAAACACTCTTTTACCAGCTCTTTCGCTTGATCCGCAATGATCTTGTGTTCATATTGCGTCCCATTCCCACACCGCAGGTCACAATAATGTAACCACGACCTCAAAGATCCGTTCATATAAAGCTTTGTAGGTGCACACATAGGTAAAACTTCACGAGCACATTCTTTAGCAACACCTGCCATGATTAATTGACGGTAAACATCTTGTGAATGTTTAAAAAGACAATCAATCTCTTTAGCAAGGAACAAGTTTTCTTCTGCTTGTTCAATGCTGTTCTGTCTGTTCTTATCATCTTGTAGCCTAAGCTGTGGTCTAACAGGATTACCAAGGTGTTCTACATCAGCATAGCGTTGAGAGAACTCTTGAAAGCTAAAGCTTCTATGCCTTAGGATTTGTGCTGCTACTGCTCTTGTTGTGTTAATCTCTACCACCATGTTAGCCATTTCAAAGGGAGACCAATGACGGTGTTTGATTAGGTATTTAAGAAGACGTGGAGCAGTGTTGTGATTGTTTTGATTGGTTGGGTTAGATACTCTTGCACAGTAAGCAATAAGTTCTTCTGCATCAGGAGTAATGGAAACAAGACGGACAGAGTGAGTCATGTAGGTAGGTGGTAGGTACCGTTATCATATATGAGTATAGTTCTTATTATGAGTATACTAATAGTCTTATTTAGTAACAGTAATAATAAGAACTAATAGAGAAGATGGTTCACTTCGTTCACCCCATCTTCCATTAGTATAGGTGGAAGAGATAAAAAGAGAGAAGAGAAATGTTTGTCATCCCTCTTCTCCGTTTTGACCGCTGTTTCCACACACGGGGCACCACTCCCGTGTTCTAATGCCCCCTTACGGAGATTATTTAAAAGAAACCCAGGTAGGGACAGAGTTTTTAGCTTTACCTCTTGCTTCTTGTCTTTGGGTGTATGTCATCCCTAGGACCATGTGGTTTGCAGCTGATTGAGGGTCATCCATCCAAGCTTGTTGGAGGTCATTCCACTCTTCCATTTTACGCTTAATCATCTCTTGATTAGCAGAGATTGACATAGCGTCTGTAAAGTATTTAACGCCTTGGGCTAGGGCATCCAATCTGTCGTCGTGTTTAACTGCGCCTTTTTCACGGCACATACGACTCATTTGATAGAAGAGCATATAGAGGAGACGTTCTTCTGGAGGTGCGTCTTTATTTGAGTTATAGTCCCAGTCGATGACAGAGCGATCAACAACAAGGCGATGTTGATTAAGGACAGGCTCAAGGGCATCAATAATGCGGTCTTCTTTTCTGACATTGGCTCGTACTTCTTCTACGTCAATGTTTTGTTTAGTTTGTTGGAGGTGTTTTTTAAAGAGTTCAGCAACGATACCATCACCAAAGTTTGTTTCGATGAGGAGTTTAGTTACTTTAAACTTTCTGCAGCCTCTAAGAATGTCCAAGAGCGTGTTGTCTGAGTATCCGTCTTTGTAAGCACGCATTTGGTGCAGGTACAGGAAACCGTTTCGTTGGGAGATATAAGCTGCTGCTGTCTCATCTGTTCCTCTGCCCGACGGATCAACTGAGCAGATTGTTTCGGAGTAAGGATCCCATCCACCCTGTAGCTGCATTGGAGAGTAGAAATAATCCCCAGGTAATCCAACCGTAGGGAGTTCTTTGATGATGTTTTTAGGGTCTGAGCACCAGATGATGGACTCAGGAGCAGACTCAGGGTTAACGCTAGTGACGATAAGGTCAGCCATTTTAAGGGGGAACTTTTCTGCGTCACTGAGAGTTGTGTCCAGCATGAACTGCAGCATGAAGTTGCTGCGTCCCATTGCTGCTTCACGTTCGATAAGATCATCATCATTAAAACGGTCAGGGTCAGTTACACCCCAAGGTTCGACACCTTGGTCAATGTCGTCTTGGAGTTGGGGAGCGAGAAGCCCTTCATAGTTAGAGAGCTTCTTAGGGTATCTAGCAGGCCAGACAAAGGGTCTGTAGTTACGTTCTGCTAGTTTACGGTAAATGGTAAAGGTTGTCTGTGGAGTACCAAGGTACATAATCCTGCTGGTCTTTTTAGGAGTCAGGATTGATTCTGCTTCTGTGCAGAGCTGTAGAAGTTTTTCTCTCATGAGTTCTGTCATGGAGTTACCAGGAACTTCTACGTCATCGAGAATCATAAGGTCAGCACGGCTACCAGTCAACTGACCAGTAATACCAACAGACTTAACAGAGGGTGCTTGGTGAGGTTTAGCGGGACCCACATCAAAGCTAACACGAGACCAGCGTTGGTCATCAGACTTAGGTTTAAGGTGAGATAGCCAGGTTACCTCAAGGATGAGTCGTTGACAAAAGATTGAGAAGGAATCAGCTCTGTCTTTAGAAGCTGAAATCACCATAATCTTTTGATCTGGGTCTTTGTAAAGAGTCCAAAGAACAAAAGCTGCTGTAATCCAAGACTTACCCACACCACGGAACGCTTGGATCTGCAAACGTTTCGGTCCATGTTGAAGGTAATCTGCAATACAGAGTTGTGCTCTTGTGGGTGCTGGTAGTTTAAGGTGAGCCCAGATAGCGGTAAGGAAATACCTAAAGTCTGATTTAAGTTGTTGTTCAATATTCATAGAAAGCTCTTAGAGGGGTCTAGAAGCGTCTGTAAGGTGCCTTAAAGGTGCCTCTGGTATGGAGACACCTAAAAGGCGTTTTAAAGGGCTTTAACGGCGATTGTAGCGTCGATTGCCTTGACCACCTCCACGTTTGGGAGTAGGCACAGGTTTAAAGGTTTTAGTAGCCGCATCATAACGGAACCTGTTACCTTCTTTAACTACGATCTGACCATCACGGTAACCACCTCGGCTGCTGGTTGTTGCAGCACGACGAGCGCCTTTGCCTTGGTAACCGACAGGCTTGAAGGTTTTGCTTGCAGCGTCATAGCGGAATCGGTTACCTTCTTTGACTACAATTTGACCATCTTTGTAGCCGGAAGTTGCGGGCTTTGGCTTCGCAACAGGAGCAGCGGGCTTGGGCTTAGCAGCAGCAGGTTTGGCAGCAGCAACAGGCTTAGGCTTAGGCTTGGCAGCAGGTTTAGCGGCAGGCTTAGCAGCAACGGGTTTAGCCTTGGGCTTGCCCATGCCACCGCCTTCACTTTGAGCGCGAGACCGTTCGTTAGCAGGTGCAGCGGCACGCGCAGCTTCTGCTTCTTTATCTTTAGCAGCTTGTTCTCGTGCAAACTTACGGCGTTTAGCTGCTTCTTCTTGAGCTTTTTTAGCACGGTATTGAGTTTTTTCACGGGCGCTCATACCGAGCATAGGATCTCTTTTAGGCATTGTTATTTAATGTGAGAAAGAATAAGTTGTTCACGTTTTGGATGTAGACCGAAAGTTTGTCTCATCCAGGTAAGCCAGTTATTTGTTCCTTTGTCCTGATTACATTTGCGGCAACTTGGCACGAGGTTACTGGTAAGATCCTCACCGCCAAAGCAGCGAGGACGAACATGGTCAAGTGTAAGTTCATGTAATTCATAATGTTCTCCACAATAAACGCATTGACAGTTGAAGTGTTCCTTAATGGCTCTTCTCCAGAGCCTCTTCGCTTCTGGACTGGTCATGGTTATTAGGTTTTGAAGGTAGTGATCAGGACTAGGGAGCAGAGGAGTCATAGCCTAGGCAGCATACTTGCGGTTCTTTTTCTTCTTAGCGGAAGCTTTACGAACGGGCGCATACCCACCTTTACCGTTGTTAAGGTCAGGGTAGTATTTGACTGGAGTAGATGTAGGTTGTTTAGCGTCTTTAATACTAGGCCAATCTTTTTCTTTCATTTTTTAATCCTTAGCTTTGCTCGGTTTCTGGCTCTGTTTGTTGACGGGTCTTCGCGGACGAACGTACCCGACGTGGTTTGGGAGTAGTCTTTTCCTCCTTTGCCGTAGTTACCGTCTTCTCTACGGACTCGGTTGTGCTCGGCTCGGTAGGCTTTGCGGTCTTCTCGTTGATTAATTTTCCGATTCTCTGCGTTTTTATGACGCCGAGCGGCTGCATTGTCGCGGTAATTCTTCGCACTTTTCTTTAGTTGTGAATACGGTTTCTTTTTGGGAGCCATTAGCGTCTAATTGCCTTCTGGACTTCATCAAAATTGATGGTTGGCATAATATCAGCAAGGCCGCTGAGAGCAGAACCCTCAACGGCCACACCTGTGATATCATTTTTTGACAACCAATCAGCTGCTGCTTTAAGATCAGCAGTCGTAGCTTCACCAGTTTTAATTCGTGCTAAGAACTCCTTTGTAATTAGATTGTGAAGCTCGTTAAATGTGTCTTCACTTGCACGATTTTTAGCCATTTCTCAGTACAATTTGATCGATTTTGTTCTCAATACGGATCATATGATCTTCTATTTTTTTAATGGCTGTTGTAAATTCTTGTTTAGGTACGTAGTTGGTAGCTACACGCAACTCAAACGTATCAATACGGCGGTCTAAGTCGTTGATGCGGTTATGCATACGACTATTAAGAGCAGCTCCAGCAGCAATAGCTGCGATAGCGGCTGACACAAGTGCTTCTATCATGGGGTTAATGCTACAATAGGTACAATATCATGACAAAGCACTTCAACACGAGAACCGGGTCTAAAAGTAAAGCCAGCTTTCATGATCTCCGTACATTTCAAGGCACGAACTAACTCATAATCAAGTCTCATTTTTTGTTCATGCTTCTTGGCGATACCTTTGCAAATCTCTGTCATCTCACCATCTAAAGGAATAGCAAAGTTAAGTTGCATTCCCCAGTTATTGCTTCTGACGTAACCTGTTTGTTCAAACGGAACAGTATCATTCCCCATATAAAATGGAGAAAACGTCATGGTAGCTCCGTTACAGCTATTAGAATTTGCAAAGTATTGACGGGACGGTGCTCCATTGTTTTGGAATTGCACCGCTTGATTCGTGACATTACCCGTAGCGGCGGCTACAGGGTTAGAAGTGTTTTGGACTTTAGGATCTTCTTGTGCAAATACAGGTGTACTTACTGAGAGAAGACCGACAAAGAGGTAGTGGTAGAAACCTGTTGAATGGTTTCGGTTACCAGGCTGTCTTCGATAATTCCAGCTGCTCTGGTCACTACTTCTAGTTGAAACTGTTCTCCTGCATTGGTTACAGAATAGGTGGTGGAGGCGTCTAAAATGTCCCCACTTGGTGTTACATTGGTTCCAGACCATGATTTGTAATCGCCACCATAAACATTGGTCGCAATAGTACGGTCAATATCCACAGTGGTAGTAGTAGTGGATTGCATAGACCCCTGAGTAAAGTTAGGGGTGACTTGTT